TAGGTGTCCCTTTTTTTGAGCATCAGCGGCTGTTAATATTAAGGCCGTTGTTTTTGAAGAATTTGTGTGCCCTAAAAACATGTTGATTGCCCCCGCCGCTGGACCGGGTAATCCACAAGCATCCATAAAGGCTTCACCACAGTTGTAATACATCTCTGGTTTGTATTTCGTACTAGTCGAATACTTATTTTTTATTGTCTCTAATGAGAACTCTTTCTTCTTTAAAGCCATATTAATTGTACTTGAAAAATTCTTCTAAAGTCTCTAATTTATCTTTTGCGTTTGCAATTTTTTCTACAAGTTTATCCATTTCTTCAATGTGTTGTGGATGTTCTCCAATACCAACTGAATGGTCAAAATAAACTAGTAGGGAGGCTTCAGATTCGAGCATTTCTGCTTTGTACTTCGTAATCAAAGCTTCATACATTTTTTGTGTTATACGATTATCTTTATTCATATTATTTAAGTTTTTTTTTAAAAAATGAACATAGACACTATATCTATAATAATGTCTATGTTCGTTTAGATTTAGAATGGCATTTCATCATCAGGTTCTGAATTCAATTGTGGATCTTCATAAGATTGTTTTTTTCCACCAAATGTATTTTCAGACTCTTCTGAATTACTATAAACATAACCATTCTTTTCGCTATCCCATTTTGGGGTTTCTCCGCGAGCAATTGCTTCAAGATATTCTACAGGTTTTTTAGAGTAAACATCTTCCCATGTTAATTTATCTTCAATCCAAGATTTTGAAATTTCTTTATCTTCGTGAAGTGGAGATGGATCGTCATACATAACTGTTTGAATTACTGTATAATAATTTCCACTTGGTGTTTTAGATTTTGTAAGTTCTAAAATAATATCTCTACCTTTTTGTGTATCGGTTACATCACCTTTAGATCGAAATATTGGAATAATTTTATCTAAAATACCTTCATTTTTATAGTTGTGTTTAAATCTCCAAAATTTAACACCATCAGATTCATTATCTCGATCAATAACTTTAACAATATAAAATTTCCTTGATCTATATTGTGATGCCAACTTTTTATCCGATTCTTTTCCTGTTGACATTAATTCTTCATATACTTCATTTAATGGAGAACGTTCATTGTCATTTTTTCCCGGATCAAAGAATTTTTGCCATTTTCCATCAATTTGGACTTCATGAAACCAAACTTCTTTAAATGGTGAAGAACCATCACTTGTTGGAAGAATTCTTAATTTGCGTTGAGCTTGTTTTTCTTTTTCTCCCAAAATTGCCGCAAAATATTTTTTCATTCTTTCATCCTGTGACATTTTGGAACTGGTTGATTGTTGTGATTTTTCATACTGAGACAGTATTGCATCTAAACTTGTTGTCGCCATAATTTTAAAATTGTTTTTTTGTTTTTGAATTATAATTTAATTTTCTACATATGTCAAATTAAATCAAAAATTTTTAATATTTATGTTTGTACTAATAGAAAATGATTAAAAAAAAAATAATAAAAATATTGAGGGAAGAATCAAGACTTATAAATAAAAAAACCAAAATGTCTAATTTTATTCTAAGAAGACTTGATTTATTAGATACCCACATAACACAAAGTTATCATTGGTTAGATCCTAAAAGATTTAAGGATTTTGATGATTATTTAAATAGAGTTATTTTTAGTACAACTAGGGAGTTTACTAGTGATTTAGGTATATACGATTATCAAGAGATACTTAAATTAAGAGATGAATTAGAAGAAGATATTAAAAATATTATAATATCAAAATATTTGCGTGAAATTAAACATCATTATAATAGTCACAAATGAACCTACAAGAACAAATAACTAGAATAAAAGAAATGATGGGGGTAATTAATGAGGAAAATAGATTTCAAAAAATGGGGGAAGATAAATATAAATCTTGTTCTATGTCCGATATTACAAGAATGGAGATTATTGATATGTTTTTCAGTAAAGTAAAAGAGAATCCTGATTACCATAAGGAAAAACCTGATTTTGATTTACTAACAGATGACTGGGATGGTTATGATGACCAAGTATATATTCAAAATAAATTAGATGATGATACTATTATTTTTTATGAGGGTTGGGTTGATAGTTGTTGGAATGCGGTATATAACAAACCACAGTATGAGAATATGAGTGAAAAAGAAGTTATTGAAAGTATCATCACAGATAGATTTCCAAGAATTGCGGAGGAATTTAATATGTTTATAAAAGATTATGGTTATATATATCGTAATGGTTATATTATGTATGTAGAAATAAAATCCACCGAAAAACCCATCAGTCTTTAGCCGATTGGATTAAACTTTTAAAATTCTGAATATTTATATTTCAGAAGCCCAACCATCTTTAGTGGTTGGGTAGTTCACATGAACCTACAAGAAAACATACATAGAATAAAAGAAGTGATGGGATTGAGTGAACTTTATGACCCATCAGGGAAAAGTTATGAACCAAGTAAGTTTGTTTATCATAAATCAAGTCCAGTATGGAGAAAGAATATTTTAAAAACAGGTTTATTAGTTTCTGTTGGTGATTGTTATAAAACATATTCTGAAAACTTTTCTAAAGAAGAATGTATTCCCGCCATCTTCGCAACTGATTCCGATAATGAAGATGAATGGTTCGAATCCACTTGGGATGATGATGTTTGGAGAATTAATACCAAAATTGCCGATGTTAAATGGTTTAAAGATAAACATTTCGAGTATGAAGGTTCTAAAAATAATCATATAGTAACATTTGAAGATATTAAACCTGAAGCTCTAAAATTAATATATAAAGGTACTGGTAAATCAAATTAATATGAAATTACAAGAAACAATAAGAAGGATACTCAAAGAGGAAACAAAGATGAACACTCGTCTCAGAAGAAGATTAAATATGTTGGATTTTGAAGTTGAATATAGATTAGGCGCAACATATAGACCTGATAACATATGTCAATATAAGGATGGAAATGAACTAGTTGAGGTTGTAATGGAGTCCGCAATTGAATCTATGTATTGGAATTATTTTGCAAATACTGATGATAATTCAGGAGAGTGGAGTGAAATATATTATGGTATGGTTAAATATATTAAAGACAAATACGGAGAAAAAATAAAAGAATACTATCACATTAATTGTGGAAACTAATATGAACCTACAAGAACAAATATCAAGAATTAAATCAATGATGGATTTAAACGAATCTGAATCAAAAGATTTATCTAAATTAATTAAAAAAATTTTGGAAATAAATTTATTAGCGTATCATAAAAACGTGTTATGTAAAGTTGAAGTTATTCATCCAGATAACAGAGAAGTTTTAGAAGGTCAAAAAAAATATGATCATTATGGGGTTTACCTATATGTTATTGGTGGTTATGGAACAGAGTATTTTCCCCAAACAATGGCAGTACATGATATGTATGAATATTTAATGAATAAAGCTTGGGATATTGTATATGATAATTTTGTATTACCAACAGATGTTTATCGAAAAATGATAAAAAAATGTGAAGATAATTAATTCTAAAATTTTAATAGAATCTTTTTAATTGTTCGGATTCATCTTCAAAGTTTCTAAAACTTTTTCTTATTTCGTTTGGATTAAAATTTTCAACATCTTCTTGGGATATAACATATTCATTTTTTCCGCTACGTTCCATTTCAGGTAATTTATCATCAAAAAAATCTGTTAACTTTTGATTGAATGGTCCTGAATCCAAACTTCTAAGTTCTAATTTTTCTTGTGGAGTTTTTGGTTTCATTTTTTCAATCTTTTGTTCTAAATTATTTAATTTTTCTACCATATTATCCATAACAGATAATTTACTTTCTAAATCTTCCATATGTTTAAATAAAGTATCAAAATATTCTTCTTGTTTATCACCAATATTTTTTTGTGATGTTACCAAATCAGTAACATCAACTTCTTCAGTTTCTTTTTTATCTTTTTTCTCATCACCAATTTTTTCAACTTCTGTATCAGTGGCCAAATCCACAGGTGTAGATCCTGTTGTTGGTGCGGCTGGCGGTGGTAATGCAGCTTCTCCTCCAGGTGGCGGTGGTAATGCAGCTTCTCCTCCAGGTGGCGGTGGAACTTCTTGTT